GTTTCCCAGTCACGATCCGTAGTTCCTTTTTTGTAGCCCATTCTTTTCGCAACTTTAGGTGCTACCTTTTTTAATTTTCTAATTCCTTTACCTTTTTTACCTGCAGGTATTTTTTTCTTAGGCTTATTCATTATTTTTTTCCTCCTCTAAATATTTGAGTTCCTTTTATACCATAAATGCTCGCCACGACAAGAATCCATAAATTTGTGAACCATGACGGGAGTGAAGAGAAATGTTCAAAGAAAATATTTACTTTCTCCATCACACTTGGATCATCTGATATAACTGCCCAAGCCAAAAGTGCTATTGGCGCCGATAGAATTACAAGAACCGCCTCGTCCTTCCAGTCCGATTGACGTGCTTCTAATAATTTGCCCTGGTAAGCTTCTTTTCCTTCGGCCATACGAGAGGCATGCATAAGTTGTGCCTCTGACATTGCCATTTTCGTCTTCTGCTTGTTAGCATAAATCTTACTTCCAGCAGAAACGGCTAATTTAATTGCCGATAACCACATGATTTAGTACCACTTAGCAATTCTAGTTTTTTCTGGCATAACTTTTTGTCCTCTTACTTTTTCAGACATAACTTCACCAGCTTTTGGAGTTGGAATTTCTTTTCCACCTTTTGGTGTTCCAATTTCCATTTGAGATTTCATCTCTTTTTTATTTTTTTTCATTTTTTCTCCTCTTCTTACTCTTACCGGCTTCAGAAAGAGCAATTGCGATTGCTTGTTTTCTACTTTTAACAGGTTTTTTAGATTTTCCAATCGGTAATTTACCTTTTTTGTACTCTCTCATTACTTTTGCTATCTTTTTTTCTGTTTTTTTCATGATTAATTGTTTTGATTCTTTAAAGCGTGCTGTAAAACAGTTTTTTCGATGGATGTATCAGCTCTTAAATTAGCTAATTCTTCATTTTGATCTAGTTTTTGTTGATCTGTCATCTGATTCATCATTGCTTTCATCTTATCAAGGTTAATTCTCTCTTCATCTTGCTCTTTTCTTCTATTATTTTCAGCAGCTCTGATGTCAAGTTCTCTTGCTTTTAGTTTTGCAATAGGATCATTACCAAAATCACCATTAATTTTCTTTTCTTCTTGTAAAAATTCATCCATCATCTCTGCAACAAGTACAGCTTTTCTAGATTCAATCTTCATATTTAATTGCATAACCATTTGTTGCATTTGTGGGTTCTGCATCGTTTGTGGATTTTGTTGCATCGCTTGTAATTGAGTTATTTCTTTTACAAATTCCATTTCAACTTGTTCTAAAGCCATTAAACTAATATGCTCAAAGATATTTTTTTGAAGTGTAGCTCCTATTACTGGATTATTTTTTGCAATGTTAGTAGACATGAAATTTATATGAGCTGTAATATGAGCTCTATGGTCTTGTCCTTTAAACGCTTGAAAAGGTATGCTACTTAATGCATCAATATGTTCTAGTGATGGATCTTTAGGCATTGGTTGAGGTGGTTTCTTTAAAATTAAATCAATATTCTTTACACCCAAGGCTTCATACATATTTCTATATGCAGCATATAGATTATGAATTTGTGGATTAGACTGAGCTAATTGTAATTCCGTTTGAGCTAAAGATATTCTTTGAGTTTGAGAAAATATATTTGGATCTGCAACTGGTAAGATATCTATTTTGTCATCAAAGTCTGCTTGTTTAATTACTCTTTGACCACCTACAACATCGTATGGATATTCTTGAGGTAGATAAAGTTTAAATACTCTTGATAATAATTTAAATTCATTTTTAAGTGATACGTATAATCTTTTATGAATCGCACTCATGGTTCTTGATCCACGTTCAAGCAATGCAACTGTCGTTCCCACTGCAGCTTGTTGATTTCCCTCACCTACTTGCATGTCAGCTATAGATGCAAAACGCTGACCAGCTTGTACAACGACACCCATAAGTTGAAGAAGTGTTGCACTTGGCTCTTTAAATGGAAGAGTCATAAAAGCATCTCTTATGTTTCCACCAGGAGCGTCTACATCCCTGAATTCACCAGGTTGTATAGATTGTGCATCATCTCTAATTCTAATTCCTCTTTGTTTAAATCCTGCAGGTAAATTTGATAAAGTTCCTGCATCCAATAAAGATCTTAAAGCTGATGTTGCTGTTCTTGATAATCCACCGATCATATGAATTAAACCAAATCCATAAAATCCTAAGCCAGGTAAAAATTTGAAATGTACAAAATAAGAAATCTTTTTCTTTTTGTTGTCACCTATCTCATAGTTTCTTCTGATAGATAAAATCTGTCGAGAGTTTTCTTCGATCGTTACAATATAAGGTAATTTAATACCAGTCATTTCCCCATCGGGTCCTCGATCTTCAAAACCTTCGATGTCTAGGTTAACATGACATTCAAGTAAGGTAAAGATATCTTCGTTCTTACCTGTTTGTCTCATGCCTTCTAACTCATGTTCTTTTTTATCAACATCAGATTCATTTTCATAACCTGGAGTTAAATCTATATCTCTATAAAAACCTCCGACTTGTTGTTTTCTTAAATCATTTCCAGAAGTTTTAATTCGATGAATAATTGATTCCGCATCATCTAATGAGGTAGCTGCATACGGAACAATTAAATCATCTGCTGGAACAAACTTAGATACAGCTCGTCCCAATAATTCATCATAATAAACTTTTTTAAATGCAGAACCTGATAGTGGTAAATAAAATAACATTTGGTCAAACTCAGTTTCATATTCTGGCATTTGATCCATTAATTGATAATTCATAAATTCTTTTACTCGTTCTGCTTGAGAAGTTTTTTGAGGAGATGGAGCTCCAACAGTTTGAGTTCTTACAGGTCCTTGAGCCGGGAGCAATTCTTTGTAAGCCAAAGATTGAAATTGAGTAACCGCTTCTGCAAGCACTGGGTGTGTTGCACCACTTGCTCCTTGGAAAGGTTCTGATTTTTGTTCATACTTAAATCCTAAAAGATCTAAGCCTTTAGTATAAGCTTGTTCCCAATCTTTTCTTGAAGATTTATAATCTGAATAATTAGCAAATAATTCTGAACCAAGAGGCATCAAAATTTCCTCTGGTAATAACTCAGCTAGGTTGTCGTAGTGTCCTTCAGTTTGAGCCTGGTTGAAGGCTCCTGGTTCAAAATTAATTTCTACTCCACCATCTTCAGTGGGTGTAATTTCTGTTTCACCTTGATTAGGTAATTCCTCTTGTAATTCAATATTCTCTTCAGCCGCTGCTTCTGGGCCTTCTATTTCAACTTCTTTTCTAACTTCGTTTGGAAGTGCTTTGTCTATTTCTGCCATTAATTTTCTCCAGTTTTACATCTTTAACAGTATTATACTCAACATTCAAGCCTTGAGATTGTGGCCCTGATTTTGGTGGTACAGTTGTTGTAAGTTTTTTATACTTACTTGGGTGTTTAAATACAAATGTCATTTACCAGTAATAAGTTTTGTTTTTTCTTGGAAGCTCCTCATCTTTATAGTCTTCTGGGTGAATAATCAACCCCCCTTGTCTAAATCTCATTAATGCCTGAGTTGTACTATCAACCAGGTCATCATGATCTCCAAATGGAAATGAAGCACACTCTTCAATTACTTCTTGAGCAAACTCTCTTTGTTTAGGAGCCCAAACCATACCGGACTCAAACAGTGGGGCTACAGAATTTACACGGCTGTGTTTGTCGTTACCTTTGGATGGAGTGAAATTAACGACGGGTATCCCCATCTGTCTGAGTTCGTATGTTAGTGGAAGACCAGATGCCTTGGCTTCGACTAAAACTGTTTCGGGTTGCCAGTAATCATATTGTTCTTTTGCAAGACGTCTTAGATCAGGAAACTCTAAACGTTCCTTAATTGCATCAAGTAAAATTATATGTTGTGGATCTCCTTCATTCTCTGCAAAAATTCCCCAAGTTGTAATTGCCGAATAGTCAGCAGTTTCTTTTTTTAAAAATGCAGTATCATAACTTTGAATGACATGAAGTAATGGAGGCATATAATCTTTATCCCAATCTTTCCACCATTCTCTTTTTAACAAAGCACCTTCTTCTGCAGTTGGGTTTTGCATGTATTGTGCATTCCATTTTGAAATACCAGCAGATGCTTTTACTTTTTCTAATTCTTCTAACTTCCAATATTCTGGCCATACAGGTTTTCCTGTTGGCATAATTGCAGGGAACTCAATTACTTCCCATTGATCTGCTTTATCTTCTTTTGCTCCAGCATTTACAAGTTGTGCTGTTAAATCTTTTGTTGACCATCTTGTCATTACAACTACAATTGCTCCACCTGGTTGAAGACGTTGTCTTGGTCCTGATGTATACCATTCATATGCATTATCAAATGCAGTAGGTGAATTTACATCTTGCTCAGAATGTGGATCGTCAATAATTAATAAATCAGCACCTCTACCGGTCACTGCACCCTGGACACCAACAGCAAAGTATTCTCCACCTCCATTCGTTTCCCAACGGCCCGCGCCGATCGTGACTGGGAAAC